GTCCAGAAATGCACATTATCCGCAGCAATCATACTGATCGCTTATATAATACTCTTCTAAAAGTCCCTGGCCTAATCAACCTACCTGAACTGCAATATCCTGCGTTCATGGGGTTTGCCGATATGGGCATGACTTATCACCGCAAAGCCTATGAGTTCTATCCCGATTGGGTACTTTGCCACGGTGATGAGGGAAGTATGAGCCAGCACGCAGGTATTACAGCTATTAACCTGGCTAAGAAGTTCGGTAAATCAGTACTGGCAGGACATTCCCACAGGCTTGGCATGAGTGCCTACACAGAGGGCGTAAACGGCCACTACAGGGCCTTATATGGCATAGAGAGTGGGAACCTAATGGATCGTAAGAAAGCAGGCTATATTCGCTATAACAGCGCGAATTGGCAGAACGGCTATGTTATACTCGAAGCCGCAGGTAAGACGCTAACACCTACGTTAGTGCCTATCGATCCAAAGGATGGCTCATTTACCGCACTGGGCAGGTATTACGGGTAAATCGTTACCAAAACGTTATACAAATACGCCCCAAAACTATCCACAAAGTCGTACACAGATGCAATACTTCTCTCGTGCCAGACCGACTGGCGCAGGAAGTAGGGCTACACATGAAGATACAGATAGACCTAAAGGCTGCTGATTTTGAACAGCTATGGATCAATTCAATGGAATGGCAAAACAACGACTGGCAAAAACAAGCTGACCGTTTTGAACCAAACCCATTATTTACCTGGCAATACGCGTACTGGTTCGATAACTACGCTGCCTTAAAAATGGCAGAGGGCTTTATAGCTGGCTTAGGTAAGAATTACGCTATACACAGCGACGAGAATACGGGCGACTGGGTAATGCTAACTAATTACGCTAGTCCATGCCACCTACGCAAGACGCTGGTGAACGCATGATAGAGACAACGGCACCCTGGCTAGTGATTTATAGCATCCTGGGTTATTTTATAGCTTGGGGCGTTTATTCAACCATCAAGGATAATGCATTTCAGGCTGGCTACTGGAAGGGCCGTAAAGACGGCTTTGATATGCACCGCAGGATGACAGATAACAAAACCAATGCCGACAACAACTGAACAGCTATTAGATAATGTCGTCAAAACTATTCATGCGCGAGGTCTCAACTATGGGCATCCTATTACAAACCACAAGAGGATTGCCGAACTCTGGAGTGCATATCTGGGTTATCCAATCCAGCCAAACGAGGTTGCAGTTTGTATGGCACTGGTCAAGATCAGCAGGCAAGCTGAAGATGCTGCGCACCTTGACAATTACGAAGACGCCATTGCCTACCTTACAATTGCTAAAAGCATTACAGACGCCATGCAAGACGACTCCGATGATTGGAAATGATAATGGCATTTAACTTAGCAGATTACGAAACAGTCGAGAGCCGACTGGAAAAATGGTGGAAGGATTACCCAGATGGAAGAGTATCAACAAAGATTGAACAGGCCACAGACACTAGATACATTGTTAGTGCTGAATTATTTAAGACGGAAGCAGATGCCAAAGCGTGTGCGACTGGGCTTGCTAGTGAGAGCATTTCTGATCGCGGCGTTAATTCAACGTCTGCATTGGAAAACTGCGAGACTTCAGCGATCGGCAGAGCGCTTGCGAACGCAGGTTATGCGGCTAAGGGCAAACGTGCCAGTAGAGAAGAAATGAACAAAGTGGTGCAGCTACAGGCCGTGCCACAATCTTTTACCGTAGAACGCTCAGAGCCTTTGCCTATTAGTAACGAGGACTGGGTCAAGGCTGCAAACGTGCCAGCACCTAAAGCACCACCTGAATGCTGCGCCAAGGGCAACACCCTGCGTACTGGGTTAAGTAAAACTACACAGAAACCCTATTATGGGTACGTTTGCTTAGATAACATCAAAGACCACGCGGTATGGGCCAAGCAAGATGCCAACGGTGCGTGGTTCTTCCCCAAAAGAGAGGAGGATTGATGGGATTTATAGAAGTTAGAAACGGCTCAGGCTTTACATTACGCATGGAGAATGATAATGAAAGCCTAAGCCCTAGTACCGAGAGATGTGTAGCTTGTAATGACGACAGACTTATACACTCAGGTAATTTCTTAGTATGTACCCAATGCCATTGCAGGCAATAAGGAAGGGAACACTAGCACATGCACCCACAGTTTAAATGTAACGGCTGCAAGCGCAACACAGAATTCTTATGGCTTGAGCAGCTAAATACGCCAGAGGGCTTCAAAGCGTATCAATGCATGGACTGTGGGTGTGTCGGCATTAAAAACATCGCCGAAGCGCTTACTATACCTGACTCGGACATAATCCGATGTGATAAGTGTGGTAGTTGGAAGTTTAACACCGTGGGCTGCCACACTTGCGCACTAATTAAGGAGCAGTGATGCCTACAGGTAGACGTAATTCAGGTGGCGATGATTACTACACATCGCGATGGATATTTAATGGTTTAGGCTTACAGTTTGATTTAGACCCGTGTTCGCCGATAGAAGGCGGTGTCGTACCAGCTAAGAGTAAATACACAATAGAGGATGATGGGCTCAAGCAGCCTTGGTTTGGCCTAGTATTTATGAACCCACCGTATTCTAAGCCCACGCCCTGGGTTGATAGGTTCCTATCGCACGCCAACGGTATCGCCCTGGTACCTTTTACCAACGGCAGATGGTGGTTTAACCTATGGAACCACGCCGATGCCATTATGCCTATTGCCTATAATCACAAGTTTGATAGAGCCGATGGTAGTCGTAAGACCATCACGTTTAATACGGCTCTTTACGGTATAGGTGAAGTAGCTGTGGATGCTATCAATAGATTTAAGTTACATAGGATTAGATGATGAAATTATTAGACTTATATTGCGGCGTAGGCGGTGCCAGCGCTGGTTATCATAAGGCTGGCTTTACTGTAACGGGTATAGATTTAAAGCACGGCAGGCGATACCCATATACATATATCAAAGGCGATGTTTTACTCTACTTACAAGACCTAGACTTCCTGCGCTCCTTCGATATAATCCACGCTTCGCCACCATGCCAAACTCACAGTATCACGCAACATCTACGCAATGCCCAGGGTAAGTCCACTAATAAACTGGACCTAATACCACAAACACGTTCAGCCCTCATAGCTAGTGGTAAACCGTATGTAATAGAGAATGTACCTGGTAGTCCGCTAATCAACCCTATACAGTTATGCGGCTCCTCCTTTGGCTTACAGGTGCGTAGGCATCGCTTGTTTGAGAGTAATATGAAACTTACGGGTAGTGTGTGCGACCATAAAGCGCAAGGTAGGCCAGTAGGGGTCTATGGCTCGCTAAACGATCAGATACCTAAAGGCGGCAAAACCGCCACAACTATAGATGAGGGCCGTGACGCAATGGGTATGCCTTGGGCCATTTGGACCGAGTTAGTGGAAGCTATACCGCCAGCCTATTCAGAGTATATTGGTAAACAGATAATCAACTTGCCGTCTGACCTGCGGTTATGCTGATTGACTTGCATGCGCATGCTACCCTCTAGTTCGCATTTGCCTCCAAGGCAAAAACGCGAGCCGCAACGCGGCAGGCTCGCGAGGTGTGTGCTAGTAGCCACCGCTGTATTTGTAGCACAAATATTAAGCCTTGATAAAGCTCATTCCGATACTAATTACAAGCCTATGCACTACAGGCAATACATACTTATAGAGTTAAATAACTTTACTGAAGCGTATTGTTTGATAGAGCTATATACTGCTGAAAGCAGGCTAAACCCTAACGCACGTAATGGCTCACACTATGGCATACCGCAAGGGCGGTCTAAGTACCTGGCTACCGTGGGTGGTACCAAGCAAATTGATTGGGGTATTAAATATAACCTACACAGATATGGCTCTATGTGTAATGCTTTAGATCATTACAAACGCAAGGGCTGGCATTAGTGGTAAACAAGAAGGCTAAACAACAACGTGCCATGGGTAGTAGTCAATGGAAGAAGCTACGATTGATGGTGCTTGATCGTGACGGCAGGATATGTTACGCGTGTGGTGGTGAAGCCAAAGAGGTGGACCACATATGGCCACGCTCTAAAGGCGGTGACATGTTCGACCCACTAAACTGTGCGGCTATATGTCGTGCGTGTAACCTAGCCAAAGGGGACCGTTTTTTTAGCCCTGCGCCGACCCCCCCTGTCTTTCAAGGCTCATCTCTCCCTAGTACTATCACTTCGGTGCCAGATTCACCGTTTATCCGACCAGAAGGGCTACAAAGTGACGAGTAAAGATGCAGAAGTTATCCCCATCAAAAGGGGGCTAGAACTAATAGGCAGTACGCAGCCTAGAATCCACACGCCTTTATTAAAAACAGCTAGCAAGGCGCAGGAGGTTGCGGATCTAGCCGAGAAAATCAACCTTCCGCTTATCCCATGGCAGCGCTGGGTACTTGATGACCTTTTATCGGTAGACGCAAGCGGTACATTCCTAAAGAAGTCGGCGCTGGTGCTGGTTGCCAGACAGAATGGTAAGACGCACCTAGCTCGTATGCTTATATTGAGCCATCTCTTCCTTTGGGGCAGTAAGAACGTACTAGGCATGTCCTCTAACCGTAATATGGCCTTAGATACCTTCAGGCAAGTTGCTTATACGATAGAAGATAACGAGTTTCTATCTAAGCAAGTACGCCAGATCAGATTAGCAAACGGCCAGGAGTCTATCGCGCTATTAAACGGCGCCAGGTATGAAATTGCAGCAGCTACAAGAGACGCACCTCGTGGAAAGACCGCAGACTTCCTTTATCTTGACGAGTTAAGAGAGTGGTCGCAAGAGGCGTTTACCGCTGCGCTCCCTGTTACGCGAGCTAGGCCAAATGCAATGACCCTAATGACAAGTAATGCTGGCGACGGGTTCAGCGAAGTACTAAACGATCTAAAAGAACGCTGTATGTCTTATCCTCCAGCCAATTTAGGATATTACGAGTACAGCGCCCCACAACACTGCAAGATACATGATCGTAAAGCCTGGACTATGGCCAATCCAGCACT